ACTCACCAGCAATGGCAGTAATCTTATTCCCAGATACACCACCAAAAATGGAACCTGAAACAAGTCCGTTAAAAATATACGAACCAGTATCAACGAACTCTTCAGTTTCTTCAATATCGGATGCAAGTTTTGTGTACTCATTGCCGACCTCCTTAATAATTTCTTTCAGAAAATCCATTGCTTTACCTCGAAAATATAATGTGGGTTTTGGGATTCATCAACCAAAGAATGAATCTAGATTTACAGTTTTTTCAACTTTCCATCCTATAGAATCCAATATAGTTTTAAGTGGCTCAAGAAAAGACTTCTCAAATTGTAAGTCATAGTCAATATATTTGTCAATACCAAGCTCTTTTGGAAAGTCTTGAATGAAGGAAATAACATTCTCCCTCAAAGTATTTGGTGTCTTCAAGTAACAAAACTTAATCTTCTCACCATTCTGAATTAGAGAGTATTTGTTATCCAACTTATTTTGTTTTATATAATGATTGAATAGGAGTGCTCCACGAACATGAATAGGAGTTCCCTTTGTGTAGATATCTGATGATGATCTGTATTTTACAACATCAGATACGGATCTTGGGAATGAAATCTGCTCTGGTGGGAGTTTTTTAAAATCTTTACGACTACTCTCAATAAAGTCAATCACCTCATCTTCGGTGCCACTCATCATCAACTTGAGAGCATCCTTAATCATCTTACGACAAGGTGCTGGTGTAGAAGACTTCACGGCCTCAATACCCATCATCTTAAGTTTAGGTTCTTCGTAACGAACACCCTCACTATCCCATACGTTTAGGATATATCGTTTCTTAGCAGTCCAGATACCGCGATCAGCGATATTCTCCCGCTTCATTTGCATCTTCTGGTCATATGCCGACACATAGTCCGAAAGTTCCTCATAACACTTGTCGATATATGGTTCCAATTTATCACGGCAGACCATATCAAGTAAGTCCACAACTTTTGCTTTGTCGCTAGACCTATTAGCAAGAAATTTATCAACAAGAGGTCCAAGATTAAGATATATCGAATCAGTATCTGATGCGATGACATAATCCTCTTCTTTTGTTTGTAACAATTTATTTAGGTATGCGTTCATTTTATTCTCAATCCAGCGGATACTTACCTGCCCAGATAGAGTAATTGCTTCTGCATTTGCTAGTTTGTAATACCTGAAGTATTGATTACCAATAGCACCATAAGCAGAGTTAAGAGAAATCTTCTTCGCCATTTGAATGTTGTTGCATCTAGAGATTTCTTTCTCAAGTGCAACAGTAGGCGTCTTCTCATACTGCTGTTTGGCTGCAAGCATTTTCTTCTTAAAGATAACACGGTCTCCATACATCTTCTCCATCAATTCAGGCAAGAACCCACGAACATCTTTGCGGAACATAGCACCATTAGCACATACCGCATAGTCCTTATACATCTCAAAAGTAATGTCCTCATTCAGAATACGATCTACAGATACTGTAGGATGTTTCTCCTCAAGTAATGTCTCTGGTGAGATATTATATTGCATAATCAAGTGAGGATATAGTGAGTTCAAGTCAAAACTCACAACCCAATCATACTTACCAGGAATAGGTTCTTTGACATATGCACCAGCATACTTCTCGCTTTTCTCTGAAGAATTATTGGGAGGAATAACAATATTCCTTTTCTTCAAATAATTATAAATGATATTGTCCCACATTCTTACCTGATAGAACACATCGATATAGTTGACTTTGGCAGTATATGCCATGGTGATTGCAAGTTCAATCAATTTCATCTTGTCTTCCAAGCGGTCAACAAGTTCTACGTCAACAATATTATATTCAATATACTTCTGCCACCCATGAGTATAAAAATCTTTAAATGTATCAAACTCTGAGTGATCTAGTTTCTTCTGCCCAAGTTCAACTTCTGCAATATAGTCAAGACGATATGATTCTTGTGCTTTATAAGTAAACTTCTTATAAAGATCAAGATAATCCAGTTGAGTTATACCACCGATATCATAGATATAATTTTTTCTTCCCTGAATATATGTTTCTTTTTCTGATACCAAACCCCAAGGAGAGAAAGTTTTCATAGTCCTCTTTCCAAGAACTCTTTCCATCCTTCTACAAATATATGGAATATCATACAATTGAATATTCCAACCAGTCACAACGTCTGGTATGTCCAGCATCCATTCATTCAAAAATGAACCAAGAAGTTCACGCTCAGTTGGTTTATAGTGATATGTAACATTCTTTTGCTTATTATCAAATGGTTTTACTCCCCAGGTAGTAATTTCCTTTGTGGCATAATTCTGCATTGTAATTGCAAGAATTTCCTCCGAGCAAGATTCAACGTCAGGGAATCCATATTCAGACGCAACTTCGATATCTATTGTTACTAACTTAATCTGTTTTGTATCAAACTTGATTTCTTCTTCCGGGTAATTTTCTGAAATATATTGGTAGATATATCTCTCATTACCATAGATATCAAATCCATCTACATTCTCATACTTTTTATAAAATTCTCTACAGTCACGAACTGTCCCCGGATTTATTTCATCAACAAATTCACCAGTCAAAGTCTTATACTTAGACTTCTTGTTTGATTTTATATAAAGAGTAGGATTGAAGCTATCGCGAGAATGAAATCGTCTTCCATTTTCAACACCACGAACAAGGAATTCATTACCAATCATCTGAACGTTTGTGTAAAATTTCAATGAAATTCCTCCAATAACATAGTTTAGTGTTTAAAAATCAGTCGTCGTCATCGTCAGAAAAAAATGGACCAAAGATTCCACTGCTCCCCGGTTTTCTATTTTCAACTGTATCCAGTATACCATCCATAGATTTTACTGTTTCAATTTTTGAAATCATTTCTGCAATACAAGTGCATACCATAGGACGCTCTTGCCTAGCAGCAAACGCGAGTGCATTGCGAAGATTGAGTTCTGCTTCTTTGAGAGAATCTTCAACTGAATTAGATAATGCCATAATTACTTTGTTTCTTGTAGGTATTTTTCGAGGAGTGTTGGAGTCGGATCAGCAAGTGTAATGATCTTATCCGAACTGATCATGAATGTATTCTGCATAGTAACTTCTACCATCCAAGGAGAGAGCATATTACCCTCACAAATTTCCATAGGATCGATCAACTTGCAGTCAGGTTCGCCAATGTCAGCACCAACTTCTTCGATCTTACTGATAAGTCTCTCACCGTTGGTGATCTGCATAATTTTTACTAGGTTTTCCATTGGCATATTCAAGGTCAATAACAGTATAGCAAAAAAATAGGGGGGCGTCAACTGGATTTTGCCAGTTGCCCCCCAGAGGCGACGATATTTAAAAGGTAGCCGCAATTATTTATTCGGTTATCAATAATTTTCAATATTTACAAAACGATATCCCCTAGCATAAGAATCATGCTTACCAATGACTTGAGGTATGCATCCCAAAATCTTGTAAGGAACTGACTTAACAGGGAGTTTCAGTTCTCCCATCGTCCAACCAGGAGCATAATCCTTCTCAACCATTAGGTAAGACGCATCCAGAAAAAATTTCACGTTATCTTGGAACTTTTCAATGTTCTTACGTGCTTCTGCAGGAATGTGATTGTTTGAGAATAGAATAATCTCAATAGGAGAATCGTTTTTCACAATTGAAGGGAGAATATGCTGGCACCATGCACGATATGCATATGTATCACTATCAGCAGAAAGCAAAAATACAGTCTTGTTATCGACTTTCTTACCAGATTTCTCGCAATACGCTTCCCATTTCTTACGATCCTTAACATGAACTAGGGGATCACCACCAGCAACACCACGCTTAAGAATTGAATTAATAATCTTAGTGATATTGCCCGTGGAAAAACTTTTTTCAATATTCAATTCATTGTGAAGATAATTCCGAATACCAACTTCGTTAAGAGCAAGTTCACCACACTTAATAATGTAAAGGCAACCAATGACAACCGACTCCATTGTTGCCGTAAAAGATGCTGGGTGACGCAAGTTTTGTGTTAGTCCATCACTGACGCGACTCTTTTCAGAATCGTCCTCAATGACATAATAGAAGGCAGGGATGAATTTTTCACCACGACGCTTCGCGGCGATGACTCTTCCACGACCATCTCGTGGTTTACCATCAGTTCCTATCATAGGAGGAACAAAGTCAGTATTGAATCCTTCTACCTCATAGGTATTTTCAAAGGTTTCAATACGATCCCTGGTATTACCCTCTTCGCGGATACCAACGTTTTCCCACATGGGGTCGTTTTCATCTACAATGCTGAGGTCAAGAGATCCGATGTGAGAAAATTTTCCAGCAAGGATTCTAGGTGGCAACACCATTTTTTTTATGTAATCTTCCAGGTTAATCTCACCAACTCCATTAAAACCAGGAATCTGATGAGGACCTTCGATGTGTGACATTTCGTAAGTCATAAGAAACGTTTGCAATTTTGCTTTTGTTGAACTTCGCGGTGCAGTGCGGTGCGAGATATTCATATTATATAGGAAAACCCCAGGAGTGTCAATCACGTCCTGGGGTTCTGGTTTCCGACTTTTGAAAAGTTTGTTTCTATATCAAAACCAATCTTTACGAATATGATGCTCGGGAACGACTCGTCCCATCTCAATAGTCAGAAGCCCCTCCTCAAATTTAACTGATCTAACTTCCGTATCCTCTGCCATGGTCCAAGATCTTGTGAATGATCGTTGAGCCACTCCTCTATGGACATAGTTGGTTTCTGTTTCTCCGTCTTCTCGTTGTCCTTCAATGAAAAGTTTTCCATCTTGTGTGTAGACATTTACTTGTTCCTTTTTAAATCCAGCAAGTGCTAGTTCCAGTCGTGATTCCGTATCACTGACTTGGATCAGGTTATAAGGTGGGTAATTTGTCGTTGTTTCATGCAGAGTAAACAAACGATTAAAATACTCATCCATACCAATACTGTTTCTATTTATACGTTCCAACAGCTGATTCATGTTGGCAGCATTGTACCTCGTTAGGTCTCCCATTTGATAGCTCCTTAGTTAAGCGAGTTTGTGTTTTGTGGTCCCCGAAGGCAACCATCAATATTTATATTATAGCATAAAAAAACGGGGTAGTGAACCCCGCATATTTTTGTTCGGTTATATCCTGTTGAAGAATGCGTCTAGCGTTCCATCACCTTTATTATATTTCTTCTCAATCACCCGCGTTAATCCCAATCGTTGTGTTGCAAAATCAATGTAATCTTTATCTATATCATATCCAATATAATCCCACCCAATATTGACTGCTGCAACAGCAGTAGATCCTGTTCCCATAAACGGATCAAGAACTATACCAGATTGTTTTCCAGTTAATTTCAAGCAATCTTCAACTAATTTGACGGGAAATACTGCTGGATGCTTTTTATCTTCTCTCTTCATCCAAAGAGTTTCATATGGAATAAACCAACAATTACCTTTATCCCTAAGATTTGGTTTTGTATCATTCAAAGACTTACTGTGTCTCAGGTTTTCCTTGTAGTATTCATAAGGGACACCCACAGATAGACGATCTACATCTATACTACCATCTTTAGTAAAGTGGAAAAGATGTTCCCATGTTGGAGATAAAAATCTTTTACTGTTAATTGGTTTTGCATGACCACTAGTCTTACCATTTACATGAATAGACTTGACCCAATTAATATGATTTTGCAATATCCAATCCTGCCTAAGAGCAAGACCCACTTCCATGCCAATCCATGGATCAACATTAGAGTATCCCATATTGACAAATAAATGCCCATCATCTTTAAGAACTCGTTTTCCTTCTCGGAAGATTTCTACCAACCAGTCAAGATACTCCTGACGTGGTTTATTGTCATCATACTTACCGTATTTAATTTTAAGATTATACGGAGGAGACGTAACGATAGCATCAATACTACTATCCTCCAGTTTTTTCATACCCTCTAAACAATCAAGCAAATAAAGCATCACGATCTTTGAATGGAATGGAACCTTTGACGTATTTGGTGAGATCAGATCCGCGTTTGAATACAACGCTAACCTTAGGAAATTCAACAACGTCACAAAAAATATAAATCATGCCAGTAGCATGTTCCCAAAGTTTTTCTTCATCCACATATCGACCAGCACCTTGCATCACACTAGGAGAGAACTTAGAACCACCCTTAGTAAAACACTTAGCATCAAACAACTCTTTCATGTATTTGTAACGATGATCATACCCCCTACCATCTTCAAAGACAAGACCTTCAAACCACTCTTCAAGTTGCAATTCAAGAAACCTAGATGCACAGCGACCATCAGTGAACAATCTATTCACACGTTCTTGAGATAAAGTGCCAAAAGATGCAGGGCACTCAAAATCATATACTTTATTGAGTTGTAGCATAAATTAAATCTCTTTACAAATTTATTGTAGCAAAAAAAGACCTCCCAGTCAAGGGAGGTCTTCGGGTTTCC